CCAAAGCGGTGCACCTATTGATGATTATTCTGAATACACCGATAAGAACGTTCCTCTTTTAGCTCCACTTAGTCGTATGACTCATGGCGCTGTAGGTACAGGTCTATTAGAAGGCGGCGATCTTCGAGGTAAGGAGACAGAGCCGGTTAATTACCCGGCTATTATTAACTGGTTGACTGCGGCTGGTATCCTAGATACTGGTAGATATATTAAGGGCGGAGAATTCGACCTTAAGGAGAGGCTGCGGAATGCCAGCAAGTGACTTTCTTTATAGGTTAAATTTAATTGGTAACGAGGGTCCACAGCAGACTCTTTTTGAGAAGATTCGTAGCCAACGTGCCCAACAAAAACAAGCCTTACTTCAACAACTAGAATTAGAACGTCAACGTGCGATTCAATTTAACGCTACTATCCCTCCCCAAAATCAAGATAGTATGAGCATTATCCCTGGTCAGGGCTTTCTGAGTCAATATCCACTAAGAGGTAAGCTTAGAGTTACGTCCCCTTATGGTGTGAGCAGAAAGGGCCATAAACATAAGCACAGTGGTATTGATTGGGCGGCACCAGCAGGAACTAGTATTTTTGCCCCTGCTGGTGGAGTTGTTCGTAGCACTAGATGGGATAAAATTTATGGTAATCAAACTATTCTTGATCTAGGCGGCGGACGGTCTCTTATGTTTGGGCATCAATCAGGATTTGGTGTTAAGCCTGGACAAAGGGTTAATGCAGGTCAATTACTTGGTTATGTAGGCAGTACAGGATGGTCTACTGGTCCACACTTGCACTTTGAGACGTGGATCAATAACCAGCCTGTTAATCCATTAAGTTGGTTCACATAATGGCGTATATCAATCCTCGGTTTATCCCTACTAAGGAAGAAACCGAAAGAGAGCGTCGTCAGAAAGCTTTTCAGGCCCAATTACTAGCTATGAAGCGCGGCCCTATGGACTTAACTCCGTATAGGCGTCGTCAAGATTTAATCCTACAGGGTGGGCAGCAAGCTACTGCGTACGAAAGTATGAAGGCTAATCAGCGACAAGAAGCTGAAATAAACCGCCTTCGTAATCAGTCATTTAGTCCACGTCAAGTAGGTGTATCTATAGGTCAAGGTCAGGGCCGTAATTTTCCTAGTGGTCAATATGCTAACATTCCTGGATTATTTGGTAAATTCATCAATGAAATTGCTAGACGAGAATCTGGTGGTAGGTACTCCGCAGTTAATCCAGATTCTGGCGCTATGGGTAAGTATCAAATCATGCCTGGTAATCTTGGAGGAAGAGGTAGTGGGTGGGATTACGCGGCATTGGGTTATGATGTATCTCGTAGCCAGTTTATGTCTAGCCCTAAGATTCAAGAAGCAATTGCTCAGTATCAGCTTAGAAAATACTATAACGCTTATGGTCCTTGGGGTGCTGCTGTAGCTTGGTATGCAGGGCCAGGAGCTTTAAAGTACAGTCAGGCATCATTACGTAGGCGACAAGGAAAATACTCTAGTATCGCTACCTATGCAGATTCAATCATGAGTAGATTGGGGTATTAATGTCGGATCAACAAGTTATGCCAGGTTCTGTGATTATTACTCCCACTAAGATGTATGAAGAAATGCAGGACATTGGCAGGAAGGTTGATCATTTATCTTCTGTTGTTGATCCTGCATTAAATAAGCTTAGGGAGGATATTATTGCGGGCCGAGGAGAACATGCAACAATCCAAGCTGAGATTAAAGTAGAAGAAAGTGAACGTAAGGCAGATGTCTACAAATTAGACTCTAGGATTAGGATAGTGGAAAATTGGCGCTGGTTTGTATTAGGTATTGCTGCCGTTATAGGACCAGCTGCTAGTATTTTAGTGTCTCTTGTTATTGAGAAGTGGTAGATATGACAGAAACTTCTGGGCCAGTTGAGACAAAAGTTAAAGCAGCCACTATTGGTGCAGGTGCTGGTACTGTTATTTCAACTTTCCTTGTATGGGGATTAGATGAATGGGTTTGGAAAGCTGAAGATGTTCCTGATCCAGTACAGGGAATGATTTATTTCTTAGTATCTGCTGGTTTAGCTTTTGTAGCAGGGTATCAAGCTAAACACACAGCGTGATAGAAATAGGGCCTTGACATCCTCGTGTCAAGGCCCTATTCTTGTACTATGAGGAGTATTGGGCAATGGGCTAGAGAGGGAGTATGTAGAGAACAATATAATACTTTTGATACAAGTCCTAGAAAAGCTAAAAGATTATGCCGAACATGTCCAGTACGCGCTGAATGTTTATTGTATGCTTTGGTTTATGGTGAAAAAGGTATATGGGGTGGTACTGATGACGAGCAACGACAAGCTATAACTAATTCGAATGCACAGTTTCGTCAGACTCTAATAAAACAGGCGTTAGATCAAGGTCTGTATGAGACTCGTTATTCAATTGCTCATGATTTCGACTTTGCTGTTGCTCGGCAATCTCAAGCAGAACTTTTAGCGCCTCTGGGGGAATTGAGTATTCAACCGGAATTTTAGCCCTACGCCACCGTTCATCGGCTGTGCGATATGGGTTCCATTCTATGCCAATTTTACGGAGAGATTTAACTCTACAACTGTTGGAACAATCAGACACATATTTATAGGTTGTGAGAAAACTGCCTCCGCAGTTACCACATTCCTTAATAGCAAAGGCACTAGGCTTTTCTAGAAACAGGTGAATTGCCTGCGCTTGCCGTAACTTGTCATCTTGTTCCTCGGCATCACGAGTGGCTCTAATTTCCTCAACTGTTTTACCGAGGAGTTGAGCCATTAATTCGTCATGCCTACGTTGCTTCGTAGTTTCTTTCATGGACTAATCTCTTTTGGTTCAGATTCTCCATGAACTATAACACTATGTTTAGCATACATATTAACAAAGACTTCGCTCTCAATGTTACATAATGTTTGCCAACCATTTGGGCATTTAAACTGTAAGATGTGCATGTCTATTGTGGGTATATAGACTAAACGAGTTACGGGATCATATACAGATATTATTGTTTCAGACTCAGGTGGTGATTCTATAAGATATATAATGTAATCTTCCTCTTCCATCATACCGTTAACTTTTTCACTCCTTCCTTAATTAGATACCATTCTCCATGATTATAAGCGGAGAACTGATGCGAGATGTCATGGCTCATTTTTTTATCATCAATGCCAGTTAGTAATCTAGCTTGGGTTAAGATATGAGCCATTTGTTTTACCAATCTACGGTGGCTACCAATTGCCCAGCCCTCAATGAGACCAATAGCCTCAGATGCGTGCATCCTTTGACCAGCTTGGTCGCCAGCTTTGTTAGGATAGAGAATAAAGTCTTCAACGATAACAGTCCTTACAGTGTCAGGTATATCTCTTAATACGGCCTGTAGCTCTTCTTTAGTGTGTGTCTGTCCCATTCCATGATTTTGACCTTCTTCGGTCCAGAAAGCATAACCTGTATGTTTTCCTGGATCGAAGGCTACGTACGCCAAAGTGACATCGGCCATGATAATAGATTCTCCACAATAGATATATTCTCCGCTTCTACCATATCTCTGACCGTTGACCGATCTTCATATCTACAGAGTGAACACCAGTCTCTAACAATATCATGAATACATAATTCAGCCAAGACCATTTCGTAGACCCCTAGCCTTAGCAATCTGGCAGCAAACCTCAGACATCTTTAACATAAGCTCAACAGGTACGTTTTCTGGTGAGTCGTAGCGTGAAAGGCGTTCTTTAGCAAGATAATACCACTGCTCTGCTTTATCAATAAACTTATCTGTACGTTCTCTATATTCACGCTCTTTACGGTACCATTCTGCTTGTTCTGGGGACTGAGTAGACTCTTTGTCAGTCTCCATTTGTTTTACTGCTTCATAGTCATCTTTAGGCATTATGTTCCCCACTTGTGGAAGTCTACCTTAAACTTGACACCAAAATTTGGTCTGACATCTTCCATGATTTGTATAATCTGTGGACCGTAGATTATCTCCTTACCTTTAGGAATCTCAAAAACAATAGAGTCGTGAATTTGTAGCACCATGCGGCAATCTGCTGGGAGTTCCTCATCTAATCTCAGCATTTGCCGCTTTACTATATCGGCGGCTCCTGACTGAACTACAGCATTAAATGCTTTATGAGCTTCGAGGCGCGGATTTTGAAAGTGGCGTCTACGGCCGGTCCAAGTTCGGATAAATCCTTGATTAATAGCCGCTCTTGCAGCAAGCTTCGTCGCTTTCGCGAGTCCTGGATAAGTATTAAAGTAATTGTCTCTGATTCGCGTGGCTCTGGCCGGCGGAACATTAAACGCCTCAGATATTCGCTTGACACCGGCTCCATATTGTAAGGAGTAGTTGAGTGTCTTTGTATCAAATCGAGACATTGCGAGAGCGACCGACATCTCAGTAAAAATGTCACGTTCGGGATCGTCAAATATTGCGATAAGATCGTCTTGGTGTCCATATGCCGCGCCCAAGCGAAATTCCAATTGTGCATAGTCAGCTTCCCATAATCCGCAGTCTTCTTCGGGGATAAATCCTTGCTTTACATCTTGCGACCAAGGCTTGTCGGAGACTTTGGGAATATTCTGTCCGTTAGGTGAGTCACATGAAAGTCTTCTGGAATTAGTACGGTGGAGGTTAAAATTCGGCCTGATTCGTCCATCAGGACTAACGTGGGTGAGGTAGGATTTCCAGTACGTCGATACCGCCTTATTGTAGCCACGGTACTCCAAAACTAACTTAGCTACAGGGGATTGGCTTCTTTCAAGCATAGGCTCATAAATTTCCATAGCCTTTTTATCGAACGACGGTTTACCAGTTTTAGGCGATGTTTTTACAATAGGCAACCCCAGATCATCAATGAGTAATTTCTTAAGGTCAGTATTAGAGTTTGGATTCATACCTAATTCATTCTGTATTTCCTGTAGCCGCTTCTCTCCTTCCTCAATCTTCCGTTCAGCCAGTTTAAGATCAACCTTGATACCATTAAGCTCGATCTTATTAAGCAAGAGCATGAACTTCTTGTCGTATTCTAATCTCTTACCATTGGTTTCGTCTTCTGCGAGGTAGATGGGCTCATAATGACCCATAATAGGCCGAAGAAGACTAGCGTCGGTACTAGCATACTCAGACATAGAACTAGGAGGCATACCATCCCAGCCCAATAGCTTAATACAGTTATCAAAGTGCTTGTCCCTTGCTTTACCTGGTAATCCTAATTCCCGTGAGATGTAATCTAGTCTGTAGGAGAGTTTGTTCTCATCGCAGTCATGGACCAATAGCATGGTGCATCGAAAATTGAGTCCTGGAACTTGTATTCCAAGGGACTTGAGCGCAAGCGCGTCATGTCTATAATGATGGGCGACAATTTCATGCTTACCCTCTTGAATAAGGTCTCTAATTCCGTCTCTGTAAGAAAAGCTAAGGTTGTCGGATTTATGTCTGAAAGGGAAATAGTACGAATACCCAAACTCTCCATCAATTGAAAAATCGATTGATGTCCCAATAGCGTGACCGCGTTCATCTTTGAGAGTTTGTCCATTGCTCTCAGTGTCCAGATACAATCGTTTGACAGATGGTAGTCTCGCCAAGTTAAGAAATGTTTTGAATTCTTCATCATCTTGTGCCTCAATACCTGCCTTGGAAGTCTGTAATAGGCGGTTCTGGTTTAGAATCTTCAGACTCTTCGTCATCATCCTCCTCAGTTAAGCCGCGCATAGAGACTTCCTCAAAGGACAAGCCCTTAGCTGTTCGGACAATGTTAATAGTCTCTGGCTCTGGTGCCAGGCGGACCTTAAGATAGATTAGTTCAGTCTCAGCCGTTCGTTCATTGTACCACATACAAAGTACGGTAGTAGCTGTGGCACCGATCCAGTAGGAGCCGAACATATCATCAATAGTCTTGGGCTTCTTATTACCGACAGTGGCCTTACGATTATGGTGGATGAAGACGACAGAACAATCATGCTCAATCCTAAGGTGATCAGCAAAATCCATAACAGCCTTGGTATTAACTTCATCCAAGCTTTGCATAGTAGTCTTAGATAGTGAATCGAATACTACGAATTCAGGCTTTTCTTTTTCTATTAGGGCTACGATCTTCTTCTTATCAGCATCCTGATCAAAGTAAAGACCGTGACCAATAGGCACAACTTTAAAGTTTTCATGAAGTAGTACACGCTGTTCATCTGTAAGGACTGAATCCATTGTGTCTTGAAAAGTTTTAACTTCCGCGACACCCATTTCCATAGAAACAAGAAGAACCTTTCTAGGCTTGGTTATCTGGTTGTTAAGAAATGGCTGTCCTGTAGCTAGATGAATTAATAGCTGCATTGCATAGGACGTCTTACCTACACCTGGTTTTCCCCAGACTACCATAAGTCCTTGGCGTTGGAGAATACCCGGCAATAGCCAGTCAATATGAACCTCTAGAGCCTTAAGTTCAGTCCATGAGAAAACTTGTAATTCCTCAAGGGCAACTTCTGGGTCTAGAGGATATTTATGTCTAGCTCTATTTAATAAGCCTAGCAGTCTGATGTGCTGATCTTTGCGCTTTGAGAATTTTCCCCAACGATCATCTGCTTGCTTAAGGATGGAGAAAGCTTCTTCATCAGTCATGCGCATTTCTGCACAAATATAAGCAAGACGCATTAAAGCAGATGAACGAGTACCAGTCTCCATAGTCTTTTTACGGAAGAATCTTGCATCCTCCGCAGACCATTTATACCTAAAGATTACATCTAAAGCTTCAGGAATATTCTCAAGTTGTATCTCTTCATTTACGAGTTGCTTAGGTGGTTTTAAGCTGGAGAAATCCTCGTCACCGTACTGGCTTGCAGAAATTGATAGGATTCGTACAACTTTACCACGTTTATGATTATGTGTCCCAGGGGGTCGTAAAATTTGGGTGGCATCCCAAGCACTCGTATCTGCTTGCAGCCGATAAGCAATTGCTTTGTTCCTGAGTTCAATTTTGGCGTAATCTGTCTCGAAGTAATCAAGGTGCCAGTAGTAATGTTCGTGCCCTTCATTGGAAGATCGGACACGCATAGTAGGGTGTGGTATTTTGTCACCAAGTATACCTTTAGTTGGCTCATTACCATCAAATTCTGTCCATAGTACCTGAGAACCTTTAATGTTTTCTTTAGAGCAAACTGTTGGCTCTTTATAGAGGGCTGGCCCATAGTAGCATTCTTTGTGGGGAGTGCTACTTAAGACGTGTTTAATGAGGTCTTTACGCTCTACCGGCCACTGAAAGAAGTATGTTTCCCACTCATCATCTTTCTTAGTCTCACCAATAATCTTGGTGGGAGCATATACATAGCCAGTCTGGCCTTCCCACATGAACTCAAAGAACTCATTTAATTCAACGTCTGGCCGGAGGCTTGTTACACCTTCCGACAATTGATACCCCCTCTCCAATTAAATAGGAGTCGCATAGCGGGGAATAACTACACGACTCCTATCATACTACTACGTCAGTCAAGACAGCTTGCTATCAATTGACTGTAAAGTTTTCGAAATATCGATGAGAAGTCTTGTATGATTATCAGATTCTTGCTTGAGTTCGCCTAACATTGTATTTGTGGAAGGAGAACCATCACCGTCAATACTTGCGTTGTAAAGCCAGTTTAGCCTGGCGGATTCTGCTCCAGTCATATCTCCATCATCCTTCGTACTAACCATTGCTTGTGCATATCCCAAAATCTTAGAAATATTGATAGCCCCGGTATCACCATGAGTGTTTCCTGAGGCGTGCATATGAGCTAAGATTCCAGTATAAGCATCGAATTCGGCACTAGACATTCGTTGTTCAGCATCTTGTGCCGCTGTTTGGGGATATGCGTACCACTTAGGCACGGCCCTAATAGGGAGTTCCCACTCCATGTTTAAGAATGCAGCAATCTCAGCAATTTTGCGGAGAGTCCAATCGTCCATGTTGGGGGCATTCTTAGCAAACCAGCATATCTCAACCTGGACGATGTTATCTCTGTTCTCTCTTACAGGCGTATTAGCTGGGTCTCTTAATGCTCGTGCAGAACCGTTTAATGGGAAGTGTTGCCTAACTTGCTGGACGTGTGGATTGACAGTTAATGTTGGAGCGGAATCACCACCGCTATATCCCGGCCACCCTACTGTTTCTGTTGTGTGAAGCAACAACTTGGAAATCTGAGGCATGGTGAAATTACCCTGCCCAAACCATTGTGCAGTGCGATTAGCTCCTGGAAAATAAATAGCATGTGTCATAGACTAACCCTTTGTGCTAATATCCACATTCATAATAATGAAGACAAGAAGTGCAATGGCTGCCAATACTAACACGACAGTAACAAGGATGCCATTATTGGTCCATCCACGTTCCTTCATTGCTACGTCCTTTCTAGAACGGGTGCCGGGTAAGTTAGGGTCATAACTTACCCGGCTGGGCGTCCAACCCGAAGATAGGTACTTATGTTTCCCTATCGCTGGGGATTAAGGACTCGAACCTTAACTAAGAGAGCCAAAATCTCTCGTGCTGCCTATTACACTAATCCCCATATGCCCTGCTAGTATCGCCAATCCCAATTCAGACCATCAGGCTGTTGTGCATATGATACACAGCAGATTTGATCATTGTCCATTACATGAATACCGCCTGGATGCCATTCACCATCATAAAAAATCTTAGTGAAAGTTTGAGCGCCTAGTCCTTGTCCAATGGCTACGGACTTGCGGTGATTACTAGCAATGGTGGAGTAGAAGCAGGTACTAGCCATCGAGTCCGCAGTATTGATATACATATTGACATTGGCGTAGTAATTGCCATCATAAGTAACTGACTTCCAACTACAGGGTCCACCTGGATAATCTGAACCAAATACATCAATAGTTTCTCGTTCCCAGAAGCTGGCGCAGTTATTGCCATCTTCATAGTAAAGATAGCCATCATTCATCTGGTAGTCCCATTGCTCTGCCATTACTTGCAGGGCAAAAGGTGAATGGTTATCTACACAAACCCAAGGGACAGGTCCTCCATTATGCCAATCACGCCAGCGCGCTTGATCCCAATAAGGATGAATAACTTCTGCTGTGATCTTAGTTGCAACAGTTGGTACCTCAGCCGCATTACTTGTTAGTGTTGATAATCCGAAAAAGGCAACTGCTACAGTGAGAATAAGTACAATTTTATTCTTCATTTTTCTCCTCTAATGGAGCAAGGTTACAAGCAATTGCAGCATTGCTCCACATTGCCGCCTCTTGAATAGCCGTTAAGCAAAGACTCTTCTCACGGCCTTCGGGAAGAGTTTCATTAACCCAATGTGCTAGATCAGTGAATGCCTCACGTGATTCTTCGTGTAAAGGCCGTGTCTGATTTGTGGCAGGATGGAATCCAAATCGGTTGTTAATTTCTCGCTCGCTAACGTACTTAGTCATCTTTCTCCCTTTCTAGTTTTTAGACTATTGTAGGTGGCCTAGCGCGTATATAATCCAAGCCCGTGATCTTCATATATACTAGGTCCCAGCCTACAATAGTTTGTCTCTACCTTCGGGGAATTAACCAGGGCGCCGAGGTAGTGCCGGTGACGGGATTTGAACCCGTAAGTCTAAAGACGGAGGATTTTAAGTCCTCTGCGTTTGCCTATTTCGCCACACCGGCTTGTGCACTAAAAGTAAGAGACTATGTGTTGCGAAGACTTTATTGGATGTAATCAGCCCAACATCCCATCACACAGTTCTTATATTGGCTGTCGGCCTCACTTTTAGTGCTGCTACAGGGCAATAGTTTTTAAGCCTTCCGTTAAAGCTATGGAAACCTTTTGGGGTCCAGACAGGTCTTATCCCCTACCCGTAGCTCCCATTATCTCGGCAAAAGCATAAAGCTGGATAATGGGTTCTTTTCCCCATGAGGGGGAAAAGTCTTAGAACGGTGGTTCCTTTACGCTAAAGGGTCGTATTCATCTGCTTCTGTATCAGGATCAATTAATTTAACACCACGAACATTCTCACGATTTTCCTTCCCATGAACCATAACGATATCCATAGGAGGAAGTTCCAAAAGCATCTTAGGTTTAATTTGGTTCATCTCAGTAGTAGCGAAACCAAAGTCTCGCATACGCTGCTTAATGAACGACATCTGGCGACTAGAGGAAGTCTTAAGCCTCTGATTAAAGTTCTCCCCATTATTCATGTCTTCCTCAGAAGAGAAGCCCTTAAGTTGCCATTTAAATGGGAAGGTCTTAAACTCCTGAATCCTCTGGCCCTCAAACTCACCACGAAGAATCGTGTAAGTAATGGAAATTGCAGGATTGCCAGCGTTAGTCTTACGCCTTACAGCCTCGGTAATCCTGCAACGATACGTGTCGTCCGGCTTAAAGAACGGATCGTCTTGGACTTCCTCAAAATCAATATCTCCCCAGAGATTCTCATCATCACTTTCGGCTGCATTAGAGCCGTATTCCAGATCAGCTTCTGTCATTGTTCCATTCCAAACGATTCGAGTTCATCAGAAGTAACACCTTCTGCGGGATCATTAAGTTCTGGCTCCACTAATACACCACCCTTAGCTTTCCAGTCGGCAATGATCTGCCGCAAATCTGGATTGGGAATTACTAAAGGCAATCCACCAATCCTAGTTTTTGCTTCAACATTGTGAGTAGGGTGAACTTGTAAGTATCTTGCATACCGCACTGCTTTTTGCTCATTAATTTTTGCATCGGCCTTCATATAGCCGACCATTGTCGTGAAACCTGAAATAGCAGCTAATACCTCCGGAGGAAATCTAGGAGCGACCTTTACGATAGTATCTGGATTATCCTTGGCACGGTAGTAACGAACGTGTGCAGTAGCAATAACGTTAACTGGCGCTAGGAACAGCTTTAGAAAAGCGACCCTTGCTCGAAAGGCGTCCTGATTATAGACGCCTCTCATATGGTTCTCAAAATCGAATCTCTTACTCTCTTCGAGCTTAGACTTCTTTTCAATTTGAACTTTAGTAATGAGGTCTAGGTCAAGGTAAACCATATTACTAGCAGTATCAATAACAATAGTATCAAAGTGTTTGAAGTCTTTATGCCCCTCCATGAAAGCTTGGGCAATAGCTTCTAGTTGACTAAAACCTTTATAGTTCATAAGCTTAATGCGCCCTGTAGCCAGGTCTGTTGCTAACTCAGGATGGTTATACAGGGACTCATGACCATTAGGATCAGCTATAAGTCCTAGCCTGTATTCTCCAACTCTAAATGCCTCTGTAGTTTTAGTGCTACCAGGTTCACCATAAATCATAATCTTAGCTAAACGTTCAGAAGGGTCGAAGAAATCCTTTGCTAAAGCATTAAGCTCACTAGGAGTAAATTTATGGACGTTGGGATCACGGTCTGCATAATTAGCCATTTAGCCTACCCAATCATGGAGACATAAAGGACAGAAACTTCTAGCAAACTTTTTAGCACTACCAGTTGCTCCTACTTCTTTCATAGACAGCAAATGTTCGTCGATAATTTCTCCTGCTGAGATATATGCATGTCCGCATTCAAAGCATACATAGGTGCCTTTTGGACATAACTCAGTTTGTCCATGAATATAGCAGTAAGTTTTACGCAGCGTCGTCTTTAAGGTATCCATAGGAACGCTTCTTATACATAGTGTTCATAGTTCCACGAATATTGATCCCATTGTCCATCATCTGGCAGGGGTCTTGGAATGGGCAACTGCGACAAACCATATCATTTCTTACAGGTACTGATTCCTTCATCTGTAGTTCAGGGTCTAGATTTTTACGCTCAATAATTCTTTCACTGACAATCATCTGTTGCTCAATAGCAGACTGGCAGCGAGTAGGTGTAATGTCGGTATCATCTTTCTTAAACAGATCAAGATTATCCTTTTTCTCAATCAAGTGCCCAGCAAAACGAGTTCTAAATTGATTCAAATAAGCTTGGGAAACAGGGATGCCAGAGAACTGAATAGTTGGCACATACTTAGGCATCTGTGGATTAAGCTTAAGCATAGCAGGAGTCTTAAAATCGTAAGTAAATTTATGGTCCATAAGCACTATGTTACCAAGTTCCTTACCCTTCTTAACCTTAAGGAGTAAGTCGAGGCGCATAGCGTACCAATACTTGTCTGTAATAGGCAGGTAGAAATCTTCCTCTACTGCAAGAATATCACAGAACTCATGAAGCCTATCGATAGCAAAGTACCTAGACAACAAAGCATGAGCAACTAGGAGATACTCAGGATTAAACTCCTGAGTTACGTACATCTCAGAGAGTCGCTGAATAGCCAGTTTCTCAGCCAGGTCTTTTGGACTACCAGTAGCTAAGGCACTATAATAGATAGCTAGAATTTCGTGACCAGCAATACCAATAGACAATGAGCGTCCAGGGTTCTTAGCCTCTTTATTTAAGCCGAAGTAGAACCACCACTTACGCTCACACGTATTGAAAGCATCTACCTCAGAATTAGAAATAGCAACTGCCCCCTCTGGAAAGGGAGTAGGTGCGTAATCAGGGTTTACAATCATTGCACAAGGCTCCAAAGAATGAGGCTTTTACATCATTACGATGTTCGGCTACAAAAGGAATGTCACATTCATCACACATCAATACACAAAGTGGAAGTCTTGGTTTTCCACAAGGTTCTCCTTTATCTGGCTTATGTACCCAGAATTCTGTTTCAGGGTCTAATGCAAAACCGTTAGCACCATAGTGTGAACAAACTTTATCCCATACTCTTTGGGGAAGATGCGACCAATCTATTTTAACATAGGTGACCATCCCTTGCCCCTTTCTTTCTAGAATCTAGTATACCACCGAATAGACCTGCTGTCAAGCATTAAGTCTATTTGTGCGACCATACCATTCTTCTCGTATATTAACGCTCTTATTGAAAGCTTCTAGACAACCCACTAGATATTTAGCTAAGATGTAATCAGGAGTATTGCTGTCATTTTCTTTACTGTATTTATTAAGAAGTGACCTTAGTTCTTGTTCAAATTCAGAAGTCATCGCCACCAGCCTTTTTCTTTCTGTTGGAGTTTCTTAGCTCCTGCGGCTCTTTCTTCTCTACGTCGCTTTCGTTGTTTTAGAATTTCCTCAGCGCGCCTTTTCTCTGCTTTTGTCTTAGCTTTCTTTTTGGCCGCTTCCAACTTGGAATTGTCATCCTTGCTAGAATGCTTAGGTTTTACGACATTATCGTAATACCATTTTTGCCCATCGTTACTGTTGAACCAAGACATTAGCCGACATTAGCGTTTTCGTTGCTAATAAAGTAAGTCTCAGCATTTGCCCAGGCAATTTGATCCTGACGAAACTTAAGACGAATCTCGTTCAAGTCCTCAACCAGACTGTCCCTATTCTCTTCATCCAATTCAAATGACCAGCAAGCATTCTGATAAACAGAATTAGGGTTACTCTGCCAAACTCCATAAACTCGCTCGGCATAATCTACGACACGCTCATCAACAGTAGACCAATAATCAGCCCACTCTTCCTGAGTCAGCTTATCATCCGAGTTACCAATTGATACATAAACAGTAGAAGTACTCATTAGTCCTTAACCATCCTTATTTTTCGGCTTGCCCAATAGACTTCGGCATCACCCTGTATCTTGGGTGTGGCCTTAGTAATTGGGTCATGATTTTGTCCAAATCCGGATTCATGAACTCTTGATTGATATTCACTGTCATTTGCTGCGTGCCATCTATTATGGCAAACGTGACAGATGCGGTGGACGTTACCTCCTTCATTATTGAGTGTATTTTTATCTGGCCCGTGATGCCTTGCTTGTTGTCGTCCAGTAATACAGCCGACAATTGGAACGTATCCCCCACCTGCAAAACGTAACCCTTGCCATTCACAAGGTGATTCTTTATCAAGGGGATACAATTTTGCAGCTCGTTTGCGCCCGGTGGACTGCTGATCTTTAAGTGAAGAATCCCTTGCCCATCTTCGTGAATGTTCTCTATCATCTTCTTCATCCAAAATAGCATCTACAGGGCTAGTATTATTACAGCAGCAGGGATCTTCTAAAGAAGCACATTCAAAATGGAGACCCGATCCACACGCAATACAAGCCATTATTCGAACACAAACTCTTCATCGATCCAGATGATTTTGGTATCATTTGTACGTTTATGCGTTACAATCTCCTTTAAGTCCTCCATACTGTCGGCCCAGGTCATAGTTTTTAAATCGGAGGTCCAGGCATAGGCTACCTTTCCATTGCTGAATAGACAGCCCTCAATTACAATACCTGTCCCCGAAATGCCAGTAGAGTCAGTGGGTCGATCTACTACAAATCTTCTATGCATGAGTTATTTTGCCTCTTTTTTTCTAAACCAACCGAGAGGAATTAACCATCCAATATACCAACCAACTAATAGACAAGCAGGAATAGAAAACCACGCATAGGGTATTAGCCAGCTAATAGTAGCCCCTACACAAAGTACACCAATATCGACAAGAAATACCTTCTTCCAATTATATTTTCTAAGCATTTAGAATATCTCCTGGTTCATCTTCTAGCCGATTACCACAAAGATTACATAACACGTCATCATCAATAGTAACAGGAAAGTAGGGGTCCGGCGACGGGTCATATCTCTCAGCTTCTTCCATGCATTCTTTATGAATATAGTAAGTGTTAACATCGAAATCAAATCGATAAGCTTCAACCACTATTCTTCCTTAAATGCATCATCAAATTTGTGAAATAAGTCTTGAGCAACTAGAAGTTCTGGGTGCTCAGCAACAAAATCTGATAGACAGTTACGTAATTGCAAGAATTCAATATCGTCAAGTATAACTGTATAGGTGGTATTAACTTCTTTCTTTATTTCCATTAGATATCTTTCCTATGCTTAGGCGTAGCCTTTTTATCAGCTTCTCCTACCCAAATTGTGAGAAAGACTACAGTAGCAATAATAAGAAATACAATTAGTGTGAACACTATTTTCTCCCTAAACGCTTGTTGCCCTGTAGCTAAAGTGAGAGCCTAGAAATTAATTCCAGGATGACCATAGCTACAGGGCAACTCTAAGTGACCAAATGGATTGGTCAAGCTCTGTATCTATGATGCTACCTGGGCAGTTCGGTGATGTCAACGGTTTTGTGGGACAGAACCGACATGCGATAGAAGTTCCAAGGTCCGAGGCTGTCAGCCCATAGGATGTCTATTTTAGTTGGTCTAATTGGATCATTATCACCTGCAAAGGCCGTCATACATGTTTTATTAGTGCCTAGTAAATGTCCTAACCCTAGGAAATGTCCGAATTCATGGCATGCGGTGCTTTGAGCTAAGTATGGACTCGAATTAGAAGGGTCGAAACGTAGTGTATTCTCTCCTATATTCCGGCCGTATTTTGCTTCACCAACTTTTTCCTCGGGTAAATCCTTGATAGTTACTGTAATGCAAGCAGAATTTACCGGACAGGGCTTACTAATAAGGACAAATCTAGTGTATCTAGCTCGATTCCATGAACTAAGTATCTCTGAAAGCGCATAGATTTTTGGAATTTTGATTGCTCTAACGTAGATAGCTTTCTTTAAATTGGTGTCCAGTTTCGGGCTAGGGACTGGTACCCTAGGACTCGGTTTGGCTGCCTCCGTTTGAATCTGGGGCAGTGGTGGGCTCTCCTGACGCCTCTCTATCTTGGATAAGTCGGGTGTACAACTTACCAATAAACTCAAACTCAGTAAAATCTGGATCATCTTCATGCTTTTCAACAGTACCTCCCTCCAACTCAATTAGATAAGCTAGTTGAGCAATAGCATGAGTAACAATAATTACCCAATTCCATTCCCCTTGATCCATAGCACCATTACGTAAGTGTATGAGTTGACGCCTAATGTCATCAATACCTGCATTTGAGTAATCGACGCCTTCAACTTTAGTAATCATGACATTATCGATCTTGTAGAGTAATAATCTTGCATTCTGAATAAAAAGGATCGTAAATCTTTAATCAGCATAATTGACTTCATGTACTCTAAGGAGAGCGTTGTATTAAAGCCCCAGAATTCTCCTTTATCTTCATAATGCTTATGAGTAGTGTCCTTGCAGAACTTGGGGTCATGATCATATAATTCAAAATACCCCAACTCACTTCTTTCTTTACAGAAGTTGGTCCAAAACCAATAGGTCTTAAGTGGCATGTCGCCCCTCTTCTGAAGGCCCATCTAGTAGAATCCTCTTCCATCTCCGGTATTCTGATCGATGCTTAGCAGTTAAAATTCTGGCAGTGTGTAAATGCAGACCTGACCCGCAGCGATAGACATATTGTCCGTTCATATCAGCCCAAAGGAAGGCGGCCCTAGGATTATCTAGGGACCACCTTACCTTTTCGGGCGTGTTGCATTCTTTAGGCTGCTTCATCTTCTATGCCAGCTGGTTTAATACCTCGCAGGATATCAAGCAGTTCTTGCTCAATATCAAGTTGGGTATCTAGCCCTTCAATCATCCTAGCCTTTTGGGCGATGATGCTGTGAAGCCAACTATCAATTGTGTCTTTTACTCGGAGAACATGGACGATTGTTTCCTCTGTTTGTCCAAGTCTATCAGTACGCCCATATGCTTGTGAGACCTTACCCGGATTCCATTCTTCATCCAGAATAACAGTCTGCGTAGCGGCATTAAGATTGAGTCCGACACCACCAGACTTATAATTACAGAGTACGACGTCCCATCTATACGGTTTATCCGATGACTGATGCTTGCGATCAAAGTCAATTTGAATTTCTTGCCGAACGTGATCTGGTGTATCCCCATCGTATCTAATCGCCTTAATTCCAG